CACATTCGACTCTCATTGCTTTTTTGTTTGCAAGTATTGCACCAATACTTTTTTTGCTTTACTTGGCTGCTTTGCCAATTAACACCTTCTTTTAAAGTAACGCCACAGTGAGTGCAGTTTTTAATGTGTTTCAGCCCAGTTGTTTCCGACATTATACTCTCCGTCTAGTGGACATTTTAGATCAAGATGTTCGCCAGCAGCAACAATAGCTTCGACTCCTAACTGACCTACTCTTTCCGCATCCTTCTCAAGAACTTCTACC